CGTTTAATCCAGGCTCTAGTTCTTGCACTAATTGTGCTCTATTAATTGCCATTGTTATTTACCTCTTATGAATTGCCGAACACTGAAGCTGGGAATGTTACATACACTCTAGCGTATTGTGCAATAGAATTTGATGGTTTATCGGGAAAACCTACTACTGTCGCAATACCACTAGAAGTTGTTACTGTCACACCTTCTTTTGATCGACCTGTTGCTGAATCACCTGCAGTTGTTGAGATAGTATTAGTAGTACCGACTGATGCTTGTGTTGGAGTCCCAGTTGACTGAGCCTCGTAAACAATATCAGGATCGACATATACTAATGCTTTCGCATTTGCAGAACCTAGTGTTGCAACATCAGCCGTCCACATCTTCGCAAAGATGATTTCGCCTGAAGTCGCTGTGTATTCTACTCCGTAAAACACGCCTAGTGGTGTACCTGTTGCAGTACCCTGTATAACCAAACCGCTTGAGAGATTTACTACGTCGCCCGAAAAAATCGAAGCATTTGTAGCACTCGCTATTGCGAACTCTTGAGGTCTGATTGTACCACCAGACATATGATATGCGGGAGTAAAACCATCTGGATCATTTGTATTAGCCATGTTATTTTACCTTATAAAATATGTTGTTAAAATTCTTAGTCTTACCTAAGATCCTTTTCCGAAAGTAACCTTTGAACTTCTATTAGGTCTACTAATAGGCATTCTTGGATCGCTTTCTCTCATTAAATCTGTGTCAACAGCACGCATAGCGTCAGCGGTCATATTATCAAAATATTCGTTCCGTTCATTAACTGTCTCCTCAGGTATTCTTGCCAGGATCAAACCACCTACTCCGATTACTCCAGCATGCACTCCATCTTGTATCGTTGGCGCTTCGAAATCTGGGAACTCTTCAGCACGAACAGGCTCAAAGCCTTCGCGTAAACGCTTAGACATATTAGTCTTATCGTCCTGACCTAGTATAGATTCTCGAATCCAACGATGCTTAAAACCTGGAGGTGCAGCAGGTGCATCTAATGCAGAGGGCGGTGCCCATGGTGTTCTGCGAGTTTTTTCTTCTCGTGTTTTTGCAGATCGAGGAGATCGATCAGTAGAAACAGATTCTTCAACTTTATTATTTGTATCTTTTTCTGTCATTTTTTACTCCTTATTGTGGTTTAACATATTTAGCATACTCTTCAAGAGGCACACCGAGTTTTTTAGCTATTGCTACTTGGCTCTGTGTGAGTTTTACAGTCTTACTGCGTGCATTTTTACTTCTAGCTTGTCTTGTAGGACTCGCTACTCTCTGCACGGGAGAGTCGGAAACTTGTTCTCGATCACCATTATCGCTATTTATTCCATATTTAGCAAGTCTGGTATCCAGCTCATTGTAATAATCATCTGTTTTTCCATCGTAGCCTTCCTCCATTAGTTCTCTATGGAGACCAAAAGCCGCAAATGTCGAGCCTTGGTCTTGACCAAACCATTTATTTTGTGCAGCCCATTCCTGTGCCTTCGGGTCTGGTGGCGCAGGTTGAGCAGCAGAATTCTGTGGCGGTGCTACTGGAGTTTGTGCTACAGGGTCCTCTGCTGTTTTTTTCCTTTGCGCTGTTACACGACGTAAACTTTCTGATTCAACAGATAGTCTTGAAAGTTTTTCATTAGCTGTTACAATCGCATCTGTGTCACCACGATCGAAAGCATCTTTGTATTCTGTTTTGGCAGAATCCAACTCTGTGTTAATTCTATTGTCGTACTCAGAAAACATAGCTGTGTTGGCAGAATCCGCTTTCTTTTTAAGAGTAGCGTTTTCTTCCTGCACTTTTTGTGCCCAAGACAAGGCTTCTTCGTTTTGTCTTTCTGTTTCTCTAAGTTTATAGGTTAGCTTGTTAATGCGTTTCTGGACAGAATCACTATAATCTTCTTGTTCAGATTTTTCTTCTTTCTCGACTGTTTCTTCAACAATCTCTATTCCGTCTTCTTTCTTTTCTTCAGCAGGAAGTTCAACTTCTACTGTTTCTTCTATGGCAAGATTTTCTTCTTGTTGCATGGTATCCTCCATGGTGGTTATTAATAATCTACTGCTTCTGGGTCTGGTATTCTAGCTAAAATTTCATCGTCATTTAAAATTCGAAGCTCACCTCCGTCAATTTTAAAACGAGCTCCAGCATATCTGCCGAAAAGCACCCATTCTCCCTCTTCACACCAAGCACCTTCAGGAAACTTTACAGTATCCTTATATGCGTCTGGTCCAAGAGAAATAACATATCCTACAACTGAGGATACTGTGTCTCTTTCAATAGTTTCTGATACTAATTGAATTCCTCCATCAGTTACAGCAGATCTACCTCTGGGCAGTATCAATACTCTGTATCCTGTTGGTTGTGGTAAACTGTCTTTTTGAGCTGAAAGTTCCTCAGCTGATTTTTCTTTTACGGTCTCAGGTTCAGGGGTTTTATCGAAATTCATCACTACATCTGGTATTGCCTTATTAGTCATCTACTTCCTTCTCCATATTTTTCTGCAGGTCGATTATTTCTTGTTCGGCGGAGCGAAGACCTGATATCTCTCCCACGACGCGTTGGTATTGCTCAAAATTGGCAACACCCCCCGATGCGAGTGTTCCTTCTAAAGCAGCACAGCGTTCTCTGTACTTTTTAAGTAGGTACTCGACAACCTTAACATAGTCCATTAGTCAGAACTATGGAAATTTAAACCTTTTGTGGCAGCACCTGTGCCTCTTGTTTTTATAACTTTTTTCTCTGTATGGAGACCACCATGTCCATACTCTTTGTACATGCCTCCATCTTTCATTTTAGCAGTTTTTGCTGCGTCTTTGAAGTCTTTCTCGCTTGGTGCACCTTTTTCTCCTTTTTTCCTCATTGTTTTACCCTCTTTTCTTTTTTTGTTAATATTATAGTAAAGTCCTTTGTTTGGCATGTTAATCTCCTTGTGGCTCAGAATTTTCTTCTGCGTCCTTAACTTGTTTTAAAATTTCTCCGTAAGATTTCTGTGATTTTAGTTCAGCATCCATTGCATCTTTTTCTCTAGCTGCTGCAATTTTTTGCTGGGCGATATCTTCGTTCTTTTCTGCCTTGGCTAACGCAGTTTGAGCATCCATTTCTGCTTTTGTTAGTTCAGTCCGAGCACGAAGTTGATCAGCTTGAGCTTTTCTCTCTATCTCCATACCCTGTAATTCCAACTGTTTGTTAGCTAAGTCTATTTGTGGTTGCTGCTGTGCTATTTGCTGTGCTTCGATTAAGGCTTGTTCCTGTCCTGTTATCTGTTGTGTTGCTTGTGCCGCCATCATAGCTATCTGATTCTGTACTTCCATAGGAACAGGCTGTCCTTCTGGTGGAAGCTCCATGCCTTGTTGAGCAAGAATCTGCTGTACTTGTAGCCTATACTTCATAGCTTGGTGCTCTTGTATGTGTGCTTGTAATGCTTGTATCGCAGCAGGATTTTGCTGTGTCATGGGATTCTGCATAAAAGCCATATGTGTTTGTATGTGTGCGTCGTGGTTTTGCTCTAAAAATGCTTTTAACGGAACACCCATTAGAGCATCTTGGTTTTCTTGTACTGGGTCTTTCGGTGACATGTCTTCTGGTGGTTCTAATATCTGGTCAATATTTTGGACACCTAGTGCTGTGTACATTTTATAGTAGGCTTCTCGTAAATTGTGTAGCTCAGGAGCACTTTGTGCTAATTGTAGCTGTGTTTGTGCTAACACAACACGCTGGCTCATACTAAATATGTTTGGGTCGCTTACTGGGAGAATGTCTACTGAACCATCGAAATCTTCTGCGTAAATTGTGCGAGATCCGCCGACAACGTCGTAAGGGTACTCAGGAGGTAGAGATTCTGAGAATACTCTAGCTAAAAGTTTAAATTCTGTTTTCTGAGCATAGTGTAAACGCTTGTGTATAGCTGACATTATCTTGCTACCACGTTCAAGCATAGCAATAGTTGTGCCAACAGGAGCTTCTTGACCCATATCACCTATTTTCATGTCGGCAATATTCGCAAAACGCTGACCGCCTTCGACTATAACACCTAATAATTGTGCTAATACTCCACTTGGCTCTTTATAAGGTAGTGGCATAAGCGCATCTCGGATAGTGCCTCCTGGAACATCAACATCTCGCCATTCTCCTGGTTCTATAGGGGTATCATCGTCCCTAATTCGCATACCTCTAGCTTTAAAACCAGCAGGCAGGTTACTTAACGTTCCTGCGTCAATAAGTTGTCTCAATATAGAAGTAGCCGACTTACTTAGTCCTCCGATCA